AGTGCTTGAGTCCATCGAGGCCGTGCTTGAAAGCCGCGCATCTATAGATCAGGAATCCTACTCCATTAACAATCGTTCGCTCGCGCGCACCCCGATCCCCGATCTGGTTGTGTTGCGCGATAAATACCGCGGCGAATATGTGCGCGAAAAGCGCGCCGAGCGCATTCGCAACGGCCTTGGCCACAGCGGCACAATCAAAGTGAGGTTTTAATGAATTTAAACCCGTTTAAAAAAGCCAAAACTAAAAAGAAAATATTAGTCAGATCTTACGCCGCAGCCAAAATTGACCGCCTCACTAACTCTTGGACTATTAACGCTCAATCGATTAATCAAGATTTACAAGTTGGCGGCAAAGTGCTGAGAGCCAGAGGTCGTGATTTATCCATTAACAATCCGATCGCGCGCAAGTATTTGCAAATGTGTGTATCAAACGTGGTGGGATCAAAAGGCATTCGCTTACAAGTTAAGGCAAAAACACCCAAAGGCAAGTTGGAAGCAAAAATTAATCGCAAAGTCGAGCAGGCTTGGGCAGTGTGGTCAAAAGGTCTGCATTGTTCGTGGAATGCTAGATTATCGTTTGTTGAGCTACAACGTCTATTTATAGAGACCGTCGCGCGTGATGGTGAGGTGTTGTGTCGATTGATTCGAGACGATTCTAAATTCGGATTTAAGCTGCAATTTTTAGACACGAATCGCCTTGATGAGAATCACAACAAAAATCTCAAGGACGGCTCGGTGATCCGTATGGGTATTGAATTTGATACAACAGGGCGCGCCATTGCCTATCATTTATCGATTAATCCAGATTCACAAGTAAGCGTCGGCGCTAAAACCGAGCGCATCCCTGCTGAAAACATGATTCACGCCTTTATGGGCGAGCGTCCAGAACAAATAAGAGGCGCGACTTGGCTCGCATCGGTGATGTCATTGCTCAACGATCTTGGTGGTTATTTTCAAGCGGAAGTGGTGGCGGCCAGAGTTGGCGCATCCAAGATGGGTTTTTATACGAGTGAGGCCGGTGACTCGTTCGTCGGCGAAGAAGATGCAGCAGGTAATTTGGTGAGTGTTGCCGAGCCGGGTACATTTGAGCAATTGCCGGCTGGCACTTCGTTTACGACGTTTGATCCAACCCATCCGACAACCGCTTTTAAGGATTTTGTCAAGGCTATTTTGCGCAATATAGCCTCTGGCCTTGGGGTTGCATATAACTCGCTCGCCAGTGATCTTGAGGGGGTGAGCTATTCATCCATCAGATCCGGCACTATTGAAGAACGCGACCAGTGGCGCGTCAAACAAGATTGGATGATCCAGCATTTTATGAGCCGCGTCTTCGACGAATGGTTGTTGATGCAACTGCTTAACGGCTCGCTTGGTATGTCGATGACTGATTACGACAAATTATCAGAGGTGCGCTGGCAAGCCAAGTCTTGGACGTGGGTTGATCCACTCAAAGACATCAAAGCCGCATCCGAGGCTATTAATGCCGGCATTAAAACGGTCAGTGAAGTGATCGCAGAGCAAGGCGGTGACATTGAGGATGTCTTTGATCAGCTTGCTTACGAGCAGAATTTAGCAAAGGAAAAAGGTCTTAATTTAACAATTTTTGGGCTTAACGAACAACAGGGGGTAAGCAATGAAGCAAATCAAAACGGGTAACTTAACCCGTGAATTTAATTTAGATCGAAAAGCTATTGATGAGGAAGCACGCACAGTTGCGTTGTCATTTTCAAGCGAGACACCGGTCGAGAGATTTTTCGGGGATGAGATCTTAGATCACAACCCGGAAAGCGTCGATTTGGGGCGTTTGAGAAACAAAGCACCGCTTTTGCTGAATCACAATCCCGACGATCAGATAGGAGTCGTTGAAAGTGCAACGATTGAGGACGGCAAAGGCAGAGCCATTGTCCGTTTTTCAAAATCGGCGCGCGCTCAAGAGATCTTCCAAGACGTTGTCGACGGCATTCGCACAGGAATATCAGTCGGTTATCGCATCATTGAGATGAAACTCGAAGAAACAAAAGGTGAGGTGGATGTATATAGAGCCACACTTTGGCAACCGTTCGAGATTTCAAGTGTACCCATAGCGGCTGATGTCGGCGTGGGTGTGGGGCGAAGTGAGGTCGATGGCGATCATTTAACAACCATTATTAATTATAAAAAGGAAAAAATTATGTCAGATAATAAAGACACAACACCAAGCGTCGATACCAAGCAATTGGCACGTGACGCGGTTGCGGCGGATCGCGCTCGCAGTGCTGAGATTGATGCAATTGTATCAAAGCACCCTGAGTTGAAGGATATCGGCAAGCAATTTAAAACAAACGACAAGTCGATGGACGAGTTTCGCGGTGTGGCTTTGGAAAACATCCAAAAAAACCAGCCAAAGAAACCAGCCATTGAGGACACTAAAATAGGCATGAGCGGCAAAGAGGCGGATACCTTCTCAATAGTAAGGGCGGTCAACGCGCTGGTCACAGGCAACTGGAATGACGCAGGTTTTGAACGCGAAATGTCAGATGCTATGGCAGGCAAACTTAACAAGAGGGCGCAGGGTTTTTATATCCCCACAGATGTTTTAATTCGAGATCTTAACGTCGGCACTGCAACCGCAGGTGGTCATACCGTGGCAACCGATTTGCTGGCATCTAGTTTTATCGATCTACTGCGCAACAAGATGACAACTGTCGGACTTGGCGCAACATTGATGAACGATCTGGTCGGTAATATTGCGATCCCACGACAAACAGGTGGTGCGACTAGTTATTGGGTTGCTGAATCTGGCGCTGCAACTGAATCACAAGCTGCATTTGACCAAGTTACGATGTCACCCAAGACAGTTGGTTCAATGTCAGACATCTCGCGCAAAATGCTACTCCAATCAAGTCTTGATGTAGAGGCGTTTGTGCGTAACGATCTGGCAACTTCTTTGGCTTTGGCCATTGATCTTGCAGCCATTAACGGATCAGGTGCATCAAACCAGCCAACAGGTGTACTAAACACTTCTGGCATCGGTTCGGTGGTTGGTGGTACAAACGGCGCTACCCCGGATTGGGCAGATATTGTTAATCTGGAGAAGGTGGTATCGATCGCCAACGCAGACATCGGCTCGCTGGGTTATCTGACTAACGCGGCGGTGCGTGGCAAGTTGTTACAGACTGAAAAAGCATCCTCAACAGGACAGTATATATGGGCTGACAACAACACCCTACGCGGTTATACCGCCGCGGTATCAAATCAAGTGCCATCAAACCTTACCAAAGGCAGCGCCAGCACTTGTTCGGCAATCCTTTTTGGTAACTGGGCGGATTTGATTATTGGTACATGGGGCGGCATTGACATTAATGTTGATACCTCAACTGGCTCAGCCAGCGGCACGGTTCGTGTTGTTGCGTTGCAGGACGTTGACATAGCGATTCGTCATGCAGAGTCCTTTGCAGCAATGAAGGACGCTTTAACAACTTAATCGTTAAAGTTAAACGAGCGCTGTGTTGATTTAAGCGGCGCTCAAAATAGATTTAGGAATCTAAAAAAATAAAATGTTTAGCGAAAATTTATCCAATTTTTTTAATGCCAACGAACTGGCTGATAACGCCACCATCGGCGCAGCCACAGTTGCCGGTATTTTAGATAATCAATTTGTTGATATCTTAGGTATAGAGGCTATGCGTCCGGTGTTTACTACCGATGAGTCTGAAGTATCAACGATCACCCACGGTGATTCGCTAATAATTAAAGGCCTTAGTTATAAAGTAGCTGGCATCCAACCGGACGGCACTGGCCTCACTTCATTCATCCTTGAAAAACAATGAGCCACGTTAGGCAGCAAATTAGAGATCAACTCAAAACCACCCTCACGGGGTTGGCGACTACGGGCGTCAATGTTTATTCTTCGCGCGTGTACGACCACGACGCGCTGCCCTCATTAACGATATATTCACTGAGCGAAGAACTTGGCGAAGAATCAGGTAACAAGCAACTCAGGATGCTCAACATTATGGTTGAGATCCGCGCTCAAGCGACAACGAATTTAGATGACACTTTGGATACCATCAGCGCCGAGGTTGAAGATGCGATATTTGCCGGCGGTGACACAACACTGTCTGGAACTTGTAAGGATATTGATTTTGACGGTTTAGATATTGAGTTATCAGGCGATGCGGATCAGCCAACAGGCATGATGACAATGCGCTTTTTAGCCATGTATCGAGTTGATAAAACCGATGTTGAAACATTAATAAATTAGGAGGGTATATGCCCAAAATGTATAAAAAAGGATCTGAATCAATTGTCGTGCATCCATCCCAAGTGGATAACGCAAAGATACGAGGGTGGGCGCTCGTTCAACCAGCCACAAAAAAGAAAAATGTTAAACAACCAGAGGAATAATAATGGCAACACACACAGGATCTGAAGGTCTAGTTAAGATTGGATCGGACACAGTAGGCGAGTTGAAATCATGGTCGGTATCAGAATCGGCGAACATGATTGATACCACAACGCTATCATCAACAACACAAACATTTGCAACCGGCACAACGTCTTGGTCTGGCTCTTGCGATTGTTTTTTAGACGAAGGTGATACCGCGCAGGGCGCATTGACGGCAGGCGCTGAAGTAACATTGAGTTTTTATTTTGAGGGCGCAACAGCGCCGGATAAATACTACACCGGCACAGCCAAAGTTGAATCGATTGATCGTAATGGGTCAATGGATGACATGGTTAATGCTAGTTTCTCGTTTCGCGGTACAGGGGCGCTGACTTTATCCACTGTCTCATAATTATATGAATATAAAAGATGCGTTTAAGGCCAATTATGCTGACAGTTTAAAAAGTGAACTTAAATCGATCGACGTTCCTGAGTTATCAATTGGTGAGGAGAAGTTTACCGTCTACTATCAAACCTCAATTTGCGGCAAACATTTCGCGGAGTTAATGATGTTGTTTGAAAAAGGCGACAATGCCCTGTTGATGTTTACCGCGCTTAATCGATTGGGATTAAAAAAAGATGGCACAAGAATGTTTAGGGATATCGAACTCAAGGTAATGATGGATGGTGACTATGCGCCGTCAGTTGTGGTCAGAGTTGGCAGTGTGATGGTCAATGAAGTTTTTGGCTCTATTGAAACAATTGACGATGCAAAAAAGCCTTAAAGACAGATGCTGATCTGCTGTTTTGTTGCCAACTCGGCGATATGCTTGGCTGGTCGATAAATGAAGTGATGAGTCTGTCTATGAATGAAATTCGATTATGGGCGGCATATATGGAAATGAAAGGGAAGCAACATGGCTAGAGCCACTACCGCAAAATTTGTTATAAAATTAGAGAATCGCACCAAGCGCGCTTTTAAAGCCATTGGTCGATCTCTTAAGCGTACCACCTCCGCCATCTTCTCTATGCGCGCAGGTTTTATAGCCGCTGCTGGCATTGCCGGCATTGGTTATTTTGTTAAAAAATCGATGGATGCTACCGATGAAATGGCGAAGATGTCACGCGCCATCGGTGTTAGCGTTGAAAATTTACAAAGACTAAGACACGCCGCTGCGCTTGGTGGTATGAAAACCACTCAGCTTGATAAGGCAGTGCAGAAATTGGCCATTAATCTTGCCGATGTTGCCGGTGGTACAGGTGAGGCGCTTGATGAGTTTAAGGCATTCAACATTGCCGCTGTTAATGCCGACGGTTCAATGCGTAACGTCTTGGACGTTCTTGCTGATGTTGCTGATGTCACTCAAAAACTCGGCGACACCACCGAGCGCACCAATTTGATGTATAAGCTGTTTGGCGCACGCGGTGCAAAGATGGTTAATATTCTTAAAGATGGCAGTGAAGCGATGCGCGAGACAATGCTCGAGGCTGGGAAATTAGGTTTAGTGATGAGCGCGGAAACCGCCAAAGGGGTTGAGGATGCAAACGATGCAATTACTCGCTTATCCTCGTTCTTGGGTTCATCGTTTACACAGACCGTCGCGCGACTCGCACCTTTAATTGAGCAAATAACCAACGGTATTCGTGAATGGGTCGAGATGAAAATATCAGACTCTGGCGGTATTGGTATGGTTGCACGACAAATGGCCAACGCTATTATCCACGCCACGATTGTGATGCTTGAGGCGTTTGACAACCTTGGTAATGGTGTGATCGATTTCGTGCAAAAAATCAAAGACGTTGTGCCCGGCGGTGTGAGAAGTATTGAGGCCATCGAAAAAAGTATTTTAAAAGCTCAACGAGCAATTAAAGATAAACATGACCCCAATATGAGGGGTGCGTTTAGTTTATTTTCGTTCGAGACACTCGAAGCTGAATTGAAATCCTTTACAGATGAACTGGAAGTTGCGATCGCCACGCAGTCAGATTTTCGTTTTAACTCGATTGAGTTGCAAAAGGCTTTGGCAAACCTCATCAGACCTTACGTTGCCGTGACAGAGGCCGTCAAAAAGATGGGAGAAGAATCCGGTAAGAGTGTTATACCAGATGGTCAGTTGACAATTTGGGATCAAATGACCGAGGGCTTTGAGAAATACAAAGCCACTGTTGAAAAAGGCACATTAAGCATTGCATCGATTACTGGAAAAATGATGCAAGGTACAGAGGACGCGATCGTCAATATGCTGATGGGTGTTAAAACTGACTTTAGATCGCTGGCTAAATCCATCCTTGCGGATCTGATTCGCATTCAAGTTAGAAAAAATATCATCTTGCCTCTTGGCAATATGGATTGGAAAAATATACTGGGATTTGCCCAAGGCGGCAGACCGACCGTTGGCAGGCCGAGCATAGTTGGTGAGCGTGGTGCAGAGCTGTTTGTCCCTGATCGCGCTGGTACGATTATTCCAAATAATAAACTGTCTATGTCAGGCGATACTAACATCAATGTTAGTTTTAACATTACGGCAAATGACACAGACGGTTTTGATGAATTACTTGAATCAAGACGCGGCATGATTGTCAATTTAATAAACAGTGCTATGAATGATCGCGGCGCACTGGGGGTGACATGAGTTTTCCAACAACTCCCGTTTTTCAGTCGGTGGCGGTTAAATCCGTTGACCCAACTTTGTTTAGTGAGTCTGTCAGTGGAAGAACACAAGCGCGAAAGGTATCCGGTCAGCGCTGGGAATTAAAAGCCAAATATCCACCAATGACACAAACAGACTTTATGCCTGTATATGCTTATGTGGTAAGTCAGCGCGGCAGGTTTAATACCTTCACCATACGCATTCCAGTATTGGAAGATGCGCGCGGCACGGCATCAGGTGCGTTTTTAGTCAACGGCGCAAAGACAGCAGGGCAAACCGTTATCGCAATAGATGGTGGCACAGGTACTTTAGTGGCAGGTGACTTTGTTAAATTCGCGCATGATAAGGTTTATATGATCGTGGCTAACACCGAAACATCTGGCAATACCAGTAGCATTACCGTATCGCCAGCGCTGGTTACATCAATTGCGGATGACGAGGCTATTGTGTATGACAACGTGCCAATCAAGGTGCGCTTTAAACGTGATGTTCAGCAATTCAATATGAGTAACGATTTAATGTTTAGATATGAAGTGGATTTTATTGAGGCATTATGAGTAGAGTAATTAACAGCGCCGTAATCAGTGAAATTGCAAACGATAGTATTAGAATGTGCCATCTATTGGAGATTCATTTTGCGACGGCTGTGTATTACACTGATGCGCCGCAAGACATATCATACAGCTCTAATAATTATCTTGCCTCGGGTCATATCCTACGCATTCAGGCGATTCAGGAAACCTCTGATATAAGGGTAGGCACAACAACAATCAAGCTATCAGGTGTAGACCAGGCCTTTGTGTCGTTATTACTGGGTGGCGGTTATATCGGTAGGCAGGTTAGGGTATTACGGGCGTTTTTAAATGCCAGCAGCGCCATCATTGGCGCACCAGTGTTGATCTATGACGGTCGCATTGATGGCCATGAGATTATCGACAGCAAAAATACCTCTGAGGTTTCATTGTCGGTGGCATCACATTGGGCTGATTTTGAAAAAAAGGCTGGGCGAATGACTAATACGAACTCTCAAAACTTATTCTTTTCCAGTGATAAGGGTTTTGATTTTGCCGCTAATGTCGTGAAAGACATTAGATGGGGGAAAGTCTAATGGGCTGGTTTGCATGGTTATTTCAAATAGCGGTCAGCGCACTTATTAACTGGCTGTTAGCGCCAGACCTTGACGAGATTGAGTCTCAAATCCAAGGAACGCTTGTCAACAAAGCGTCCAACATTGCGCAAATTCCTGTTATATACGGCAAGCGTAAAGTGGGTGGTACAAGGGTCTTTGTCGAAACTTCTGGGACTGATAATCAGTATTTATACATCGCATTGGTGTTGTGCGAAGGTGAGGTGAATAGCATTGGTAACGTATGGATTAATGACGAGTTATCATCTGCGAGCAAATTCAGTGGCTTGGTTACTATAAACAAGCATCTTGGCGCAGATAATCAATCAGCAGACACAACCCTAACCAGCGCCCCAAGCTGGACATCAAACCATAAATTATCGGGCATCGCTTATTTGGGTATTAGGCTTAAATGGGATCAAGAAGTTTTTGGCTCAATTCCAACATTTCATGCGGAAGTTGAAGGCAGAAAATGCTATGATCCACGCGACAATACTGGTACAGGTGGCACTATCTATACGACAAACCCTGCAATCTGCCTTCTCGATTATTTAAGAAACAGTAGGTACGGCAAAGGCTTACCAGCCACAGCGTTTGAAAGTGCGGTATTTGCTGGCGCGGTTGGCACTTCAAGTTGGCACACAGCAGCCGATTTGTGTGATGAAACGGTAACGCCTTATTCTGGCGCTGGCAGTATTGCAAAATTCTCTTGTAATACCGCTTTGCAGACTGACGCTAACATTATGGATAACGTCAAAGTGTTGTTGTCTGGTATGCGCGGATTGATGCCATATACGCAAGGCGAGTATCGCGTTGTTATAGAGGATGAGTTAAGTGGTTCGGCGGTGTTTAGTTTCACCGAGGATCATATTATTGACGGCATTTCTATAGTTGGCGAGAAAAAAAGCAACCGATTTAACAGAGTAATTGCCACTTTTGCCAACCCTGACAAAAATTGGCAACTTGACCAAATCGAATATCCGCGTTCTGGCAGCTCAACTTACACAACTTATCTCAGTGAGGATAATGGTTTTGATTTAGAAAAACGCATCCATTTGAATACGGTTACAAGCATTTATCAGGCGTATAACATTGCCAGAACAGTGCTTAAAAAGTCGCGCGAAAACCTGCGCTGTTCATTCTTATCAACCACCGAAGCGTTGCAATGCGCAGTTGGTGATATTGTAACGGTAACGCACTCAACCCCTGCTTGGACGGCAAAACCATTTAGGTTGATGGATATAGTGCTTAGACCAGATGGCACAGTGACACTATCATTGGTTGAGCATCAAGATAATAGTTATGTGTGGGATGATATCACCCAAGTTGCCATAATCCCTGATACCAGCTTACCAAATCCGTCTAGCGTTCTAACGCCTACAGGTTTAAGTGTTGCCAGTGGTCAAAACTACCAAGTAACAAACAACGATGGCTCAACCCAGCCACGGATGCTTATTGCATGGACTGATTCAACCGATTATTTTGTTGACCATTACATAATTCAATACGGCACAACCTCCACTTGGGATGGTGAGATCAAAACAGACGCATCGCCTATCTATGTATCAGGTGTCATATCTGGCACAGCTTATAACATAAGGGTTAAGGCGGTAAATATCTCTGGCGTTTCATCGGCGTGGTTAACAGGCACACACACCATTGCAAACCTTGTGGGTGGTGGCGCAGGTATTACTACTTTCTCGCAGACATCAACCCCGACAGCCAACCTAGAAGCAGGTGATTTGTGGTTCGACACGGACAACGACAATCTAATGCACAGATACAGCGGTTCGGTTTGGGAGAGCGTCCAAGACGGCTCAATACCGACAGGTGATTTGGCAGATTTAAATGTGGTTACTGAGGACGAAATCAGCGATGGCGCGGTGACAGTTGATAAGATGACTGTCGATGGCAAGTTGACCATTAACGACACCACGGGTTCATTTGCCTTTAAGAAAACCAAGTACAGCGATTATCAAACTAATGGTGTGTTCTTAGGAAACAGGTCTGGCAGTAATATTCCTGTGTTCTTGGCAGGGAATAACACAAGTTATATATTGGTTGATGATGACGGGGTGAAGATTATTGGTGCTAGTTTTTATGATTCGACCACTCTAAGCACCTTGCCAGCCTTGCCAAGTGTTCCCACCGAATATAGCACTAATGGTGTTCACGACTTTCAAATATCGAGCGCCTATGCCAGCATAACCTTTGAGTTGTCTGGCGCAGGTGGTGGTGGTGGAGGTGCGACTTCTGGCACAGGGGTGGGGGAAGATGGAACGGCTGGAGGAAATACCACCGTTCAAATTTTTGACTCAAATAATACCGAAATAACTGCCTCTAGTTATCCTACAGGGGGTTACTCCGTTAATGGTGGAAATTATGGCGCTGGAGAATATGCTACTTCAAGTCAGCGCACAGGTGCTGATTTTGACCCATTAAGTGATGATACAGACTTGTTCTACGGCGAAGGTGGGGATATAACACCAGCCAACCCATCTGGAAATTACCATTACGATGGTGGTAACGCCTCTGGTCAGTCAGCAGGTGGTGAGGGCGGCGCTGATGGCAGTGTTTTATTTGGTAGTGACAATTTCGGATATGGGGGGTCGGCTGGTTCATATTCAACACCCACTGCGTATATCACTGGTTCAAACAGTTACACCTATTACGCGAGAATAAATATTGGTAAGGGTGGCAATGGTGGGTCGGGTGGGTCAGATGGTGGAAAAGGCTCGGACGGCGCGGTGAGAGTATCAGTGACTTTAATATAGGCAGACATTAAATAATAAGGCAAATATGGCATACTACAAATCAATCAATTTAGTTAAAGGCGATGACCTTCCTACTTTGGAAATAGTCCTGCGTGACAGCAACAAGGCCGCCACTGGCCAGACGCTTGATATTGGTGATCCATCCACTTGGTCGCCGATTGACTTGACTTTGGTGTCGGTGGTCAGGTTGAAGTTTAGAAAAATAGGCTCGAGTATCCTCGCTGACACTATTCTTCTAAACAGGATTACGCCTTATACCGATGGCAAAGTTGTTATGTTGTGGAATGCAACAACATTAGATGATGGTTATGGTGATTATGAAGGTGAGATCGAGATTACCTATACCGATGGCAAAGTATTAACCGTGCCAGATATGTTTAAATTTATTGTACGAGACCAATTTTAATGGCAATACGGGCAACAACAGTATTAGTTAAACCATACGCCGATGTGGATTATGTCGGTGTGTCTGCCGCTGATGTACGCTATATTAATGCCTCTGCTGTTGACTTTGAGATTGTGTTTCTAATGACAACGAATTTTAGTGACATTACAACCCTTACCGATTCAATATCAATTGCAAGGACACACGGTGGGGCGCTTGGAAACATGGTGCTTGGAACAACAACACTCAACTAATGGATAAATACAATGATAAATGATGATTTAAAACTAACAGGATCACTAATAGTCGCTATCAATGATGAAGTGGTACAAGAGGCCGATAATGTGGTTGTAACGGCAGGTAAGGATTGGGTCGCAGAAAGAATGAGAGGCGATAATTCTGCTATGTCTCACATGGCGGTGGGTACGGGATCGAATGCAGTAGTGGCCGGCGATACCACTTTGCAAACAGAAGTTGCACGGGGTGAGTTGAATAGTACCACAGTGTCGGGCATGGAGATAATATATACCGAAATTTTTGAGGCTGGAACACCGGAGGCATCTACTGCGGTCACTGAGGCAGGAATATTTAATGATTATTCTGGTGGTGATATGTTGGCGAGAACGGTATTCAGTGTGGTCAATAAAGGCACTCTTGATTCTATGACCATTACTTGGACTATTACTGTTTTATAAAGGGGGTTAAGCATGGCGGTTAAATTTACAAACAATGCTGGTACAACGCTATTCGCTGGAATTTCGTCGGGTGCTACTTCTTTTGTGGTTGCATCAGCAAGCGGTTTTCCAACTCTGGGCAGTAGTGATTGGACATACGTCACGATAGACAGCGAGGTTGTAAAAGTAACGGCAATTTCAGGAACGACATTTACTTGTGTTGCCACGTCTGAGGCGCATTCAAATGGCGATAATGTCGAGCTGAGAATGACCGCAGAATTGCTAAATGATTCTGCTGCTGATGCCGCTCTAACAGCGTTTCCAGTAGATACTGATGCAATATCTTCTGATTTTATTCCTGTTTTCGATGTCAGTGCCAATCGCTGGGAAAAGCAAACTATATCTAATGCAGCGTTACAAGGCGCTCAAGGTGCAACAGGAAGCCAAGGCGCTACAGGAAGCCAAGGTGCAACAGGAAGCCAAGGTGCAACGGGAAGCCAAGGTGCTGACGGAGCTGACGGCAGTGACGCTGATGCCGTGGCAATGGCAATAGCACTGGGTTAAATTTAACAAACTGGGATAAATTATGGCAAATATATTTAAATTAAAAACTAAAGCCTCTATTGGCACAAGTGAGATACCCATTTACACCGTGCCAACATCTGGTGTTGACGCAACCGTTTT